CATCAAGATCTGTATACAGATTAAATGGCCCTGTATCAGTTCCTGCAAGAGTTAATGTTATAATTATATTCATAATTCTTTATTTTAGATTAATTATACTTTGCCATTGTTACTATAAATGAATGAGAAATATCTATATGTGTATACGTCTGATAATCTCCTGGATATACTGCATGATGATGTACAACTCCATCTGCCCAGAAATAAAGATCTGGCTCTGGTGTTGGGGTTCCTCCCCAAGTAAATACTATCGTAGCATCAGAAACAGGAAGCATAGTTCCATATTGAGGAGCTAGACTTGTTACTGGTGTTGTTAGCATTTCACTTCCATTTATCTTAATAGATGTGATAGTCATTGTAGGAACATAGGGACTAATAGATAAACTATAATTTACAGACGCAGGGTTTGTTGTAGTTGTAGTGGTAGTAGTGGTAGAAGTGGTAGTAGTTCCTATTATAGGATTAATTATGTAGCCCTCTAATCCACAATCTACTTGTATTGCATATCCACCATCAATAAGACAATCACATGATAATATCTCTACTATATGACAATTAACTATATGATATGTAATATGACTATATGCACTGCTCTCAGTAAAATACCATCCATCTGTAGGACAACTACAATCATTTGTTCCATTTACTAAATAGCATTGAGCAAATAAATCTAATCCTGTAGCTTCTATTCTAAAAGTATTCCATATAACATCTATGTATCCATCTATAAAAGAATTCATATAAGTAATAGCTGCACAAGCATAGTCTGCACTTAAAGTAGAATCAATAGATACCCCTGTAGAAGGAGTAGTATATCCTCTAATAAGATTAAAAGTACTTAGATTTGCAGGTCTCTTACAAGGAGGTAGTACATATTCTGTTGTTGTTGTAGTAGATGTGGTAGAAGATGTAGTAGATGTAGTCGTTGTAGTGTAACCTACTGTCTCTACTTTCTGAACATTCTTACAACCATTACTATCTACTACAGAGAGAGTATATATTCCATCAGGAATCTCTGCGAAGAAATATGTTCCTATCTCTGTATGGATATTAGGAGAAACTACCGCAGGATCAATGCTTGCTGTAAAATTAGGATCTCCAGATAATATACTATATACAAGTACTGCCATTTTATTCAAGAATAATTGTTGTAGATGTTGTAGTAGTAGTGCAGGGATTAGGAATAGTAAAATATCTTATTGCTCTAATAAAGTACCCGAATAGTTTAGCATCTTGTTGTTGCTGGCCTTCATGTCCCGGATAATTAAATATTTGCATCCAAGCATCATTACTATTATCTCCTTGACTACTACTCCAATAACTTGTAATAGTCTCTGAATCTAATCCTAATACTGCTCTATTCTGATGTATCTTATTTAACTCATCCTTAGAAGGTAATACCCAATCATTATATTCGTCTATAACATAGTCTGCACATAATTTAGCAGCATAACTCCCACTGTTCCCTTCTACTAAGAGAATAGCTTGAGTATTATTTCCTCCTTCTCCTATAGAGATAGATGTTGAAACACTTGGAAGAGGATATGATGCATGTTTACTCCATTTTACAAATGTTCCTAAATCAGAAGGGGTCACAATAAACCCCTTTACGACTCCCTCTATAAAGCCAGGATCACTCTCTTGTAATATATAAGCTACCTTTCCTCCTTGAAAATCATCTCCTACTTCTGGAGCTGTTGTACACTCTGGAATTTCTACATCTATAAGACATGGTATCTTTGGTATCACTGTAAGATGACCTTGTAGGTTACAATCTGGAGGATTCTCTCCTAAGACATCTACTATAAAATCAAAGTCATCACAGCATTCATTCAATCCAGAATAGAAGAAATTATTCTCTGCAATATACCAATTTGGTAAATAACTATGAAAAGATATCCAAGATTTTGTAGTTATATTATATGAAAGAGTCCAACTCTTATTACAGAAGTAATCTCGATCAGATAACTCCACCTTTGTCCTTATTAAAGCCCCTCCTATATTTTTATCTATATAAAACTCTTTAAGAGAAGAATCATACTTTATCCCTGAATCAATAGGAATATAATCCAGCTTAGTAATTATTACCCTATCATATTTGCTATCATACACTCCATGTAGTCCTACAGAGGTGAAAGCATTATCTATATCTACTTCTGGGAAATATCTTAATATTTCAAAAGCAAGATGATCTGTAAAGAATCTATTTAACCCAGAGCCAAAACCTGAGAGATCATGCGCTTGTGGTCTACCATAAGCATCCGTATCTAATAAGAATATCTGTCCTCTCTTAGCATCAATAGTAATTTGTCCCTGAGGAATCTTTAATAGAAATTTATGCTGACTACCTACATATCCAAGATCTGTGTCTGCGAAATCTAATGGAGGTGTGCCCCTAAATAAGTTAGGATTTCCCATATAGGCAGAGAGAGGATTACTTGTATTAATAGTAAGCATACTATGATAGAGTAAACTCTTATTCTCAAATCTCGCTAGCACCTGACTATTCTGTACTCCATCAAGAGATATTAACTTCCCATAGTTCTGTGGAAAATCAAAATAGGAAGCAGCTCTATATGTAAGCCATGCATTTACTCTTGCGTCTGCATCTCTATTCTGTGTATCAGAAACAATAGCTCTAAAGGGGTAATAAGTATGACAGTTTATATTCCACTCTATAGGGAGATGAGAGAAGTAACTTTCTTTGTTTTGCTTAGAAAACGTTACGTTATAATAATATGTGTTATCTTGTGCAATAGGAACAAAGCTTTCTTGTACCCATTCATCAGGAATATTTGTATTAACATGAGGCCAATACTCTCCTTCTCTATTATTAAAAGCTTGTCTTAAATCCATGTTATAACTACTCTCACAATAGAAGTTTGGAACTCCATAAGCAAATAAATAGAAATAGCCATCATAATAAGTTATTGTACTACTACTTATTTCATCTCCATTTTTATATATAGTGGTGGTAGTAGTAGTGGTACTAGTGGTAGTAGTAGTACCTGGAGTAGGAGGAGTATAAGGAACTGTTACAAAATCAGATGGGGTATTGGGGCAATCAAAATTATGTGCTTTATACGCAATAATATTACTTAATAACCCTGCATCTGTTACTGTATAATCTTTTAGAATAGATCTAGCTGAATGCCAGTATTTAGGATAGGCAACATTTCCTATCTCATCATAGAATATATCACTATCATCAGGGGCATTAACCCTATTATCAAAAAAGAAGGGGAGTTTAGTCTTAAATGTATGTCTTCCAATGAATGTATCTCCTCCAAAAACTGTTGTAGGATTCTCATTAGTATCGAATATTACCTGAAATCCTGTATCAATAGTCTCATAAGAATATATCTGTCCCCATTGATTTACTATCTGATTCTTTATAGAAGCATAATAACTTACTACTTGTATAGGTTCTTCCTTTCCAGGAGTACTACAATTATTTATATCAGAGATAGTAAATCTTGACTTCTCTTTAATAACACTACTACCTCCTGAGACTAATGAGGGAGTTTCATCTGGAAATGGGAGAGCTGTCTTATTTATATCTGTTCTTAAGAAAACAGAAGACTCTCTACTATAATTATTAATATTTAACTCTTTATGCCCTACTGATTGTACCCCAGGTATTAGGTATTTTGCTATATCCAGAGAACGTTGTTTTACTCCTAATCCATTAGGAATAGAAGCTAAATAGTTATAGTCTGCTATAGAGTTGAAAGAATATGCATAATTCTTTCTGGTAATACCATTTACATATATAGTCAGATAAGCCTGATATGCTGTAAACATAGCAGTAGCATCTAATGGATGAGTTAATAATCCAAGAGCTTCTGCACTTCTCAATGCATCTCTTTGTACTTCTTCTGTTATAAGTTTATACTTAGCATTCTTCTTTACCTCAGTAAAATGAGCCTTTCCAGTACCATATATAACACTCTCAAGTTTTAATACATCTCCTAAGAATGGTTGACCAAAAGAGGTCTCAGGAGAATTAAATACTTGTCTATAACTTAATGTAGGAGTTTCTTTTATACTAGGAAGACTCTGTATCTGATTACAAGATGTGCTAGGAGTATGTAGTTCTATATATTCTATAGTTGAAGTACCATCACCACCTACTTGTTTAGGCCCTTCTGTTCCTACTATAACATTGATGTGCATACTTCCTCCCATACCATCTACCCAATCTTCTCTATAACCCTCTATAGGATCATCCCATCCCACTCTCCATCCTCTACAGAGAGCACAACTAGATACTCTCCATATCTCATAAGTAGCTATGCCTGTTGTTCCTATTGCATCTCCAGAGATAGTAGGCTTTTCTGTAGAGCATAACTCATAAGAGCCTATTTCTGTATAAACCTTCTTATTTATCTTATTTGTATTGCAATCCTTATATTGTACTTCGGCTGTATGATTTGCTCCTAATATCTTAATATTTATATCATACGTATTACAGAGTTGTGCAAAAGCGTTATTACTCCCATTAAGAAATGGATCTGTTGTTAAGTCGTTATAAGGATAATTTGGAAAGTAATACTCCTGATCTTCTCTTTTATATGTACCTACATTTCTTAATATACCCTTTGCAATAATAGACTTGTTTGTTCCCCTATCTCCTCTTAGGATTTTAAATCCTACGATACTATCTTTCTGTGTCTTAGTTAAAGAAGAATTACTAATAAGAGATTTAATCTGATTCTTATCTATCTTAACTCCTATAGGGAATATTGCATTATTACCCATCTCCATTGTAGAAGGAGATATAAAGACTTTAGACTCATTAATAGGGCTAACTAAGACATCAGGGAATTTATGATGTCTAATTTTCTGCCCTGCTAAGTCTCCCCAGACATTACTATCACAAGGATAAGTCTCTTCTGATTCCCAATATGAGAACTCCCCATATTGATATGGCCCTTTATACTTAGGATCTGAGATATACTCTGGAGAGAAGTTTGTAACAGAAGCTGTATTATATATCTTCCAATATGGAGAATAACCTATCCCTCCTGAATAATAATCTGGTGTTCCTATAAAATCTGGGTCTGTCTCTTGTATATCAGAATGCTGTTCAAGAGCACTCTTTCCTCTCCCAGGAATATGAAAACCATCTGTCTGTTTTCCATTATTTAAGAGAAATGCAATCTCATAAGAATATACCTCATCTCTCAGATATCCTCTAAAATTCGTAGCATTAATCTCATCTGCATAATTCTCTGTAGGAGGAATTCTCCATGTTTCCCACTTAAGAGAGATCTGATTAGCAATCTTCTGACAGTTTAATCTCTCAGAGGTAGCTAAATCACTCCATACAAGAACATCATCTACCACTGTAACATCATTGGCTATTTCATAAAAAGGAAACTTCTCAAATATATCATTGATACTAAGTCTTACACTTGAGACATCCTGCCCTGTATATGTTATCGTTTTACTTACATCCTCTATAGAGTAAGTTCCTACAAGTTCTACAGAAGGAATATCATTAATAGTCTTAACTACTGCTAAGTTGAAGAAATGAAACTCTCCTGTTGTATCTAGATTACTAATCTTTACTACCACAGATTTTCCAACATGCGTATTAAAATTCACTGTAACATCAGTAGGATCATAAATAGGAGTAGGATTGGTAATAGAATAGTAAGAGGTATAAGGATCTCCTACAGCATCAGAATATTGTACAGCAAACTGAACAGTTCCCGCAGTATTATTTCCTCCTGCTATCACATCTATAATATTAATCTGTGGTATAGAGAAAATTGGTTGTAAGGTTAACTGATTACAATCTACTTCATCTGTATAATTAGGATCACAGAATACCGTTCCATATTTTAACTTAAAAGGAATATTATCAATATCTAAATATCTTCTTGGATTATGACCATCGGCCCAATAAATCTCTGTAGAGCAATTTGTAATTTTATGGACAATCTTATGTATAGGATAATGAATATCAAAATTTAAACAGGAAGCTTCTATAAGGGTATGATAGATACAATCATTGTTCTCCATATATCCAATCTGACTTACAGATTTATCTTTACTAGCCAGCATAAATATATGCTTATTCCTCTCTGCGATAAAATGTTTACCAATAAGAATAAGTCCCTCAGGAAAACTTAAACAAAATTCATTTCCTTCTTCATTGGTATAATTTATACTATTAGCATCATAGTTTTCTACAGCAGCATTTAGGGCAAAAGTTAATTGTCCCTTACGTACTTGTGAGAGAGTCTGATCTAAATTAAGTCCTACTGTCGCAGTATTAGATTCTTGTCTTATATTACCTTGTGGTTGTTCCTGTTCAGCCATCTGCTAAGTATTAACGTCTGTACCTAATTCCTCTATAGGAAGAGGTAGGGATTTCATATCTACTAAAACTATTTAACTGTCTCTTTATATTATGTTGCTTCTGAGAAACTGTCTGTTTTTTTATCTCTATATCTGCTAAAATATATGCCTCATCAGACATAGTTTTATAATAGGCCATCTTCTGTTGAAGCTGTTGAAAAGTCTCATCATTAGTCTGATTACTTAAAGTCTCAAAGACTTTATATTTTAGGTAGGCTTCTATATAATCCCTTATTCTTATATTATCTGGGATCAATTGATTTCCTTCTCTATCATACTCTGTAGCATAGAATAAAAGATAAATAGTTCCATTCCTAAAATTAGTAACAAACTTATTTCCTCTTACATCAAAAGAGTCGTATGTTGAAGAGAATGGGAGTGTCTTATTATTTGGGACAGATCCCCATGCATCTATATAACTTACATCACAACTTTTCTTTGCTGAAATATTTCCTGGTTTTAATAGGAATTGTTTCTTGAAAGTTCTTGGCATCTCATGGTTAGTCTTATAAACAGCTTGTATTACTTCTGGCATACATTCATCTTCTCCACATCCAGAGCAATTAGTATTAGTATAATTAGGATTTGTACAAGGTTCTCCATCTACAATAAAAGGAGAAATCTGTATTGTAGTGGAAAGAGTTTGAGAATAGAATGAACTTGCAGCCTGAAAAGATCTTCCATTTACCTCTGTACAAAGCCATGCCTCTCTAACAGCATAAAAATTATCAGGAAGTCTCGCTTCAAAATCCTCTAAATGTAAAAGATCCTCTGTTATAACATAGGAAGATCTCCCCAACTTTCTCAGACACTTATCTGTGTAAGTTGGAAAAAGTAGACTGTCAACAGCTCCAGTATCCATATATGACTTTAGTTCTTCTCTCACTACAGCATATATAGGCTCTGGACTAACAAAAGCATATTTATAATAATAACTCATAATCTTAATTATTTATATCCTATCCTGATTTAGGAACAGCACTCCACTCCTTATAAATATCTTTATATTTCTCATCAGAGAATATGTATCTGGCTATTGATCTTGATGCTACTCTAGCTGGTCTAAAAACCCATACCTTAGAGTTTCTAAAGATAGTAGTTCTTTTACACCATAACCATCCAAAGAAAAAACCATCAGTATGATAGTTAAAATTATAAATCTTTTTACCCTTCTCTTTTGAGGCTTTCCAATCTACAGGGAGATTTATATATTCCTTTCCATTAATTATAACTGTCTTATCCCTCTTCTTTTTTCTAATTGTAAATTCTCCTAATCCATTGGGGAGTCTTCCCCTTTCTCCTGTCTCTAAAATATGTGTTCTAAAGTGATCTACAAAAGAATTAGAAATAGCTCTCCACTCTTTATAAGAGAGTTTAATTGTTGGATGTTTCTTCTTAAAATCCTTGTAGTTAATATCACTAACAGAACTAAAGTCTACATGTTGTCTCATCTATTCTGTTGAGTTTGTTGTTGGTTTTGCATAGGGCCATTTGGTGCTTGTTCATCAATATCATTTTGAGATACATCAGCTCTTAATCTAAAATAAGTAGACAATAACTTCTGAGAAGTTAAATCTAATACTTGCTTCTCTAAATACCCAGGAAGAGAATATTCCTTATCAAGAGGGTTTTTACACCACTCTTCATCAGATACATTCTGACCACATCCACATTCAGGATACATCATCTCATTAGGTATATCCTCTTCAAACATACCAACAAGTCTTACTGCTTGTAGATTAGGATTAGTTATGTATAAATATCCATTAGATATCCAGAAGTAATCTTCCTTCTTAATAATAGGTAGTTTCAACAGATTCAAATATCTATTAATAGATATCTCCTTAAGTCTATTCCCATTACCTCCCATTGCATTTATAGAATAGACTCCTTGTATAACATATTGATAATTACCTTCTGATATTCTAGGAAGAGGATATTTGCTACGTGCTATTGTACAAGGGTCTGTATATCCACAGCATTCTGAGATTGGAACTTCTACTAATTCCAGACAAGGGATAGTGGTAAAAATACTATCTGTAGCCCAAAGCTTTCTTAGGTTTGTCTCCCTCTTAACTAGAAATAATGTAGCATTTCTAATCTCAGAAGCAATGAATCTATCGGTAGCAAGTGTGTCAGTGCTAAGTAGTTTATGTGAACTTCTAACACTAGATACCAGTGATCTAAGGGTTGGCATGTTTTACTTATTTATATGACATCTAAACTTTTAGTAAAGATAGATTTTCTTTTAATGCTCTCAAAATATTTTTAACTAAACCAATTACTTATTATAATTAAATTAGTTATTTACATAGGTACTCCCCAGAATAAATCCTGAGGAGCTTTCTATATTCTGCTAAACCAATAAAACAGAATATTAAGACGGAGCTTCTGTAGTTGTTGTGGTAGTGGTAAGAGTAACATATATCGAATTACTACAAGTGTCATTTGCTCTAATCTCCACTATAGAGGTATTAATAGGAGCTTCACAATTAGTTCCTGCTATCAACTCCTCTTTAGGCATATCAGTATAGAATGAAACTAAGAATCCATCAACATCTGAATAGAGATTAAATGTACTTATAGAATCTCCCACACTATCTATTTTTAAATAAATTGTCATGCTGGATATTGTGTTGTTGTTGTAGTCAAAGTACAGAGTATAGAGTTCAACTTACTTAATATAGTATTAAGAGAGTCACATGGTTGTACATGTAAGCAAGGGAGTTCGACTCCATTATATTTAATATCCCCTGTTTGAATTATCTTCTTAGAAGGAACACATCCCTTAGGATATGCATATCCTCCTATTGATATGTATTCTGTATTACATTTTGTCATAACATATTCTATTAAGGACGATACATAATGTAGTAACAAGAGATAACAGGCGGGATATTCGTATGAGAAAGACTTCCTCCCGCACTAGCATTAGTCATATTTACTGACACAATACTCTGTTCTGTAGGACTTGTTAATCCCTCTGTAGCAACAGATGAAGCTCCTTGTAAGTCGTAACTTGTATTTCCTCCAAGAGTTACTCCCCTCTTTATAGGAGTAGAAGATGTTAATACACCACTTGATCCTTCTGATACAGTGAAGTGTGTGTGAGGAACTATAGTAACATCCCCTAAGTTATTATGAGAGTGAGTAGGTATCTGATTGATACTTAATGTAACAGCATTACTTCCTCCCTTATCACTAAGACTATAATTAGGATTATCAGAAGATTCAGTCGGATCTACCTCAGGATCTAATGTTAATCCATTCATTCCCTGAATAGCACAAACAGGAATTCTACCTCTCATATCTGGAGTATTATTTCTTCCATTACAGAGATATATGCTTACCCAATCACCAGTACCAGCACCTGAAGAATCAAAATAACTCATTGACCCAAAATACTCCATAGCAACATAAGGAACCATCTTATCTCTCATAAGAGAAGCAGTTGTCTGGCTATCAAGATAGTTCTGTATATACTCATTTAATGGAGTTCCTCCTTGTACATAGTTTGTACTAAGATTAGTCTGTAACTCACAGAGAGTAGTTATTACTTCCTGAAGTATCGCATGAGTACCAGAAGAGGCTGTCACACTTCCTAAACAATCTACTGTATAGTCTACTTCAATTGCAGATACTATCTCCGAAAGAGAGGTAAGACTATCTGATAGACTTGTTACTTGTGTCTGGATACTACAGACAGCCTTAATTAAGGCTGTAGTAACATTTACTATAGTTAGCTCTTCCCCCACTGTAAGATTAGAAGATACAACCTCACAAAAGGGATCTACGTCTATTACCACTCCAGTTCCATCTAATACTGTTAGAAGAAAATCTATTATCTGTGTCTCCACCTGACATAAATAATCCCCATTATTTATTCCAAGAGCAGGAATATTTACTCCTGTATATTTTATACATTTATCAGATTGTATCTCTGTACATCCATTCCCACAATTATTACAGCTCATAATATATTTATTTATAGATTATATCACTTAACATATTCCTATCTCAGTTATCTGTCCATAAGAATTTGTCCTTATAGAGATTTTCTGAGAGGATTCATTCTTCATAATATTAAAACTAGGCCCTGTTACAGCGAGCACAGATAATACTCCTCCAATATTTACTTGATATAGAGTTGTTCCTATATGTATTGTAGGACTATATGAATAGAAAGTTCCTGCAAAACTATTTAATAATGGGCAACATACATAAAAGTTTTCTCCTCCACAAGATCCTGCAACTGGATAACTATAAACTGTTCCTGGCACAAGAGTTGTGGTAGTTGTTGTAGTCCCACAAGAAGGCATTATTATCTTACTCTCATAAGGAAGATAAGCTGTACCCATATAGTTTTTAGCATAAGCTGTAAAATAGTATTCTGCTCCTGGAGTTAATCCTGTAATAAGAGACATTAAATCTCCTGAAGATAAAGACTGTATAAAAGTACTATCGGCTGTTGTAGGACTTCCAGTATGATTATAACATATTCCTCTCTCTGTTATAGAACATATCTCCTGATAAGATATATTAGTATCTACAATAAGTTGATTACAATCAGGAGGAACCCCACCTACTAATCCTGGGAATGTAATACTCTCTATTGTCAATAAGCTACAAGGGAATAATGTGGTAGAAGTAGTCGTAGTGATACTAGATGTAGTAGTAGTAGTAGTAGATGGAGCAGTTGTAGTAGTTGTTGTAGTACAATGAAAATTAAATGCAGAGCAAGAAGGCTCTCCACCTTCCCATATATAAAAGGTATTTTCTTCTGGAGTTATCATTCCTAAACATAAGATAATCTCAAAAACATTTATATACCTATAGAAATTTCCATTTGTTAATATTTGATTACTAGCTAAGTTTGTATATCTTACATTAGTAGCTACTACTGTACCACAAGCATCTCCTCCATTACAAGAAAAGACATTTACTATATAAGCCATGTATGTTGGAATAGCTGTAGTAGTTGTAATAGTACCTCTATGAAAACTATCCTTTGGAAGACATTTAGGTTTAC